AAAGCGACAACGAGCAGTACACCACGTTGACCGTTGCGTCGCAAAAGCACATTGGCGTTAACTTTACTTCTGCTGAATTGACCTTGCAGTTGGACGACTTCGCAGAGCGCGTGCTTAAACCTCGTATTAGCCAGCTTGCCGCTAGCATCGACGCTGACGTTGCTAACTCATACCAGTACATCGGTAACACGGTTGGCACGCCTGGTACAACGCCCGCAACCTCGTTGGTTCTGTTGCAAGCACAGCAGAAACTTAATGAGAACGCTGCTGTTATGTCGCCCCGTTACGCTACGGTTAACCCCGCTGCTAACGCTGGTCTGGTTGAAGGCATGAAAGGCTTGTTTAACCCCACCGACACCATCAGCCGCCAGTTTAAGAATGGCATGATGGGTATGGGTGTGCTTGGGTTTGATGAGATCAACATGTCTCAGTCGATCAAGCAGTTCACGACCGGATCGCGTACGGCTACGGGTGGCACGACGTCTGCGGCTGTTACCAGCGAAGGCGCAACCACTATCGCCATCACTGGCGCAGGTGCTAACGCAACGGTTAAAGCTGGCGACGTGTTCACCGTGGCTGACTGCTACGCAGTTAACCCACAGACCCGCGAGTCCACAGGTTCGCTGTTCCAGTTCGTTGTAACGACTGACGTTACGCTTAACGGTTCTGGCGCAGGTAACTTGACGGTTGCTCCGATGTACTCGGCAAGCAACGCGCTTGCAACGGTTAACAGCCTTCCTGCCACCAGCAAAGCTGTCGTGTTTGTCGGCGCTGCATCGTCGCAGTACCCACAAAACCTCGTTTATCACAAAGACGCAATCACTTTCGCTACTGCCGATCTGATGATGCCGCAAGGCGTTGACATGGCATCGCGTCAGGTTCATAACGGTATTTCGATGCGTATTGTTCGCCAGTACGACATCAACAACGACCGTATGCCCTGCCGTATTGACGTGCTGTACGGCTACAGCGTGATTCGTCCTCAAATGGGCGTTCGTCTCTGGGGCTAATCAACAAGGGGGCTACGGCCCCCTACCAAATTATTTTTTGAAAGGATTTATCATGGCAATTCCTAATGGTGCTGGTGGATACCAGTACAACGACGGTAATACCGGCGAGGCTTTGTTGTTTGTTCAAGGCGCTCCTACTGCGCTTACCGGCGCAGCTACGATCACAGCGGCTCAACTGGCAAACGGGTTGTTTACGTTTGACGGCACTGCTGGCGCTATGACGCTGCCTACCGTTGCGTTGCTTGAGGCTGAAGTTTCTTCTGCCGCTAAAGTTAACGCTGCCTTTACCTTCGCAGTGGTCAATATCGACAACACCGACGCTGTTACCGTAACGGCAGGCACAGGTTGGACGCTTGTTGGCACGGCTGCGGTATCGGCAGGTACTTCGTCGCAATGGCTTGCTCGCAAGACCGGCGACGGCGCTTGGACGGCTTATCGGATTGCGTAATTGATAGGGGGTTCGCCCCCTATTCTTAAAAGGACAAGCAAATGCCAAACACCAAAGCTGTCGGTGTCGCGTACAGCGATCCCGAATTTGAAAGCGTTGCCGTTACTGGTGCCATTACTGGTGCTTCAGTTGCGGTTACGGGAGCACTAACTGGCACGCAACTGGATTTGAACGCGCCCGTCTCTAAGACGGCTTCGTTTTCTCTAGGCGCGACCGAAAACTTCGTTATTTGTAATGGAGCTTCGGCTAACGTTACGGTTACGTTCCCCACCGCGTCGGCCAATACGGGTCGTGTAGTGTGGATCAAGAACCTGTCGGCTACCTACACGGTCATTTCGGCGTCGTCAAACGTCAAACCTATTAACTCTGGCACCGCAGGCACAGCAATTCTTGCTGCAACGGCTGGCGCTTGGGCGATGTTGGTTTGTGATGGCACCGATTGGGTTGTGATGGCGTCGTAAATCTAAAGGATGGAAGGGGGCTTCGGCCCCCGATTAAATTATGGCTGTCATCTATCTCCACCACCCTACGCATGGTGCTAAAGTTGCAATATCTGACATGGAAGCTGACCGTGACAGAGAGAATGGTTGGGAAGATTACGATCCTAACAAGGTAAACGTTGAGTCTGCGTCGGACGACATTGAGCCTGTTAACGAACTTCAACCTCGTCGCCGCAGCCGTAGGATTCAGGAGACTGAGGTATGACGACCGCTGCTGAAATTATTGATGGTTCTCTTAGACTCTTAGGCGTGTTAGCGGAGGGTGAGACACCTTCTGCGGCAGTCATGCAAGACTCCATCATGGCTATCAATCAGATGATTCAGTCTTGGGATACCGAGCGACTGTCAGTATTCAGTACGCAGGATCAAGTATTTACTTGGCCCGCCAACGTCATCTCACGCACGTTAGGACCAACAGGCGATTTTGTAGGCAACCGTCCTATTGAAGTGGACGATGCAACGTACTTCAAAGACCCATCGTCAGGGCTATCGTTTGGTGTTAAGTTGATCAACCAGCAGCAGTACGACGGTATCGCGTTTAAGACGGTGACATCAACGTACCCGCAGGTTCTATGGGTTAACAATACGTTCCCTAACATTGAAATGACCATCTATCCAGTGCCTATCAAAGCGCTGGAGTGGCATATTGTTTCAGTGGAAACGCTCAATGAAGTGTCAAGCGTTGCCACAGATATGTACTTCCCACCTGGCTATTTACGTGCGTTTCGGTACAACCTAGCCTGTGAGTTGGCGCCTGAGTTTGGTATTGAGCCTTCGCCTCAAGTGCAGCGTATCGCCATGACAAGCAAACGCAATCTTAAGCGTATTAACTTTCCTGGTGATCTTATGGCGATCCCATACCCGATTGTTGCAACGCGTCAACGCTATAATATTTACAGTAATAATTTTTAGATATGTTGTATTTTAACGCGATTCGGAGCTCTTTTACGGGTGCTAAATCTGTGGATAAGATTTTCTTGATGAGTAACCAACTCCAAATTATCAAGACGATTATTGGTTTTATCCAAGTCTTTATGGTTTACCTCCAGCCGGTGAGGGATAGCACCATTAAACGCCTCCCAAACAGCCCGATGAACCAACTTTTTTGTGTATATACCTTCTTTACAAAAACTAGTTATCAAATAACCACTGTTGTTCAAACTTGCTTTAATTTGCCTATATTCAGTATTGTTGGCCCACGTAAGTCCTTTTTTAATAGACATAACAGTGGTGACACTAGTATTCAAAAATGCCGCGACTTCTTTAAGTTTGGCGCCATTAGCCAGCATGTCTTTTGCTTGTTTAACTTGTTCACTACTAAGTACTTTTCCCCTCGCCGTTCGACGCATGTTCCCAAAATTGCTAATCTCATACAGCCCTTCAAATTCAAACGCCGGTTTCCAAATTTCCATATAAATCTTTCAAAAAGGTTTATGTATATTAAACCTAATTATATTGGATTGCAAGCGTGAAAACGCCAATCCTAGGCTCGTCCTACGTTGCACGGTCCGTCAACGCAGCCGATGCGAGGATGGTCAATTTGTTTCCAGAAGTTGTGCCCGAAGGCGGCAAAGAGCCCGCGTTTCTTCAGCGCTGCCCTGGGCTGTTAAAACTTGCAACCATAGGTACAGGACCGATTAGAGGGCTATGGACCTTCTCATCTGACAGCAGGGTTGCGTTTGTCGTATCAGGTAATTCACTGTACAAGATTACGACCAGCTACACACCGACGCTGATTGGCACGATAGCAGGCGCAGGGCCGGTCAGTATTGCTGATAACGGCACGCAAGTTTTTATTGCGGCTAACGGGCCAAGCTACATCTATAACAACGTCACTAACGCGTTCTCGCAGATCTTTGACGTAGATTTTCCTGGTGCAGTGACGGTTGGCTACCTTGATGGCTACTTTGTCTTTAACGAGCCTAACAGCCAGCGCATCTGGGTCACGCAACTGCTTGATGGTACGTCCATCGACCCGCTTGACTTTGCTAGCGCAGAAGGCTCGCCTGATGGCGTAGTGGGCCTTATCGTCGATCACCGCGAAGTATGGGTCTACGGTACAGGGACGGTTGAGGTCTGGTACGACACAGGTTCGTCTGACTTTCCGCTTCAGCGCATCCAAGGCGCGTTTAATGAGATCGGGTGCATCTCCGCGTACACGATTGCCAAGATGGATAACGGGCTGTTTTGGCTTGGTGCAGACGCTCGTGGGCAAGGTATTGTCTATCGCGCTAACGGCTACACCGGCCAGCGCATCAGTACGCACGCTGTCGAATGGCAGATCCAGCAGTACAGCACGCTAACTGACGCGATCGCCTACACCTATCAGCAAGACGGCCATAGTTTTTACGTTCTAACGTTTCCTAGCGGCAACGCAACTTGGGTCTACGACGTCGCTACAGGCGCATGGCATGAGCGTGCCGGTTGGGCTAACGGGCTATTTACGCGGCACCGCAGCAATTGCCAGATGGCGTTCAACAATAAAATTGTCGTTGGCGACTATGAGAACGGCAATATCTACGCGTTTGACTTAAATACTTACGCTGATAACGGTCAGACGCAGAAGTGGTTGAGGTCGTGGCGAGCGCTGCCAACAGGCCAAAACAATCTCAAGCGCACCGCGCAGCACTCCATGCAGATCGACATCGAGTCGGGTGTCGGCCTAAACGGTGTCCCTTTGCAAGACATGTACTTGACCACGGATGTCTTGGAGGCTAACAACTATTTTCTGCTGTCTGAAGGCGGCGACTCCATCATCGACGAAGACACGTCTGTGGAGTCCATCTACATCACTACCGACATCATTGAGCCTAACAATTACTTCTTAATCTCTGAAG